CAGGCCTTGAAAAAGCATTAGAAAAACAAGATACATTTATAGATGCACCAGAGGGTGATAACTTTAAAAAAGCATATAGATCAATTGAAGTATTATATTCAGGAGCTAAAATACTAGGGCATGAAAAAATGCTCGAGTGGAAGATGGCTGAGAATATGACTAGACCATATGCCGACACTGTTAAAGTTAATATGAACTACAACATAGTAGCTCCTAGATTATATAAAGGAAGAATAGAGTCTATAGTTTCACGTATCACTGGTTTTGCTGATATGATACAACTAACTCATTTAAAACTACAACAGGTGATGTCTAGGATAGTACCTGACGGAGTTTACATGGATATAGATGGTTTAGCAGAGGTAGATTTAGGTAATGGTACTAACTACAACCCAGCTGAAGCTTTAAATATGTATTTCCAAACTGGTTCTTTAGTTGGTAGATCAATGACTCAAGATGGTGGTATGAACCCAGGTAAAGTTCCAATACAAGAGCTTTCTACATCAAACGGTATGGGTAAAATACAATCATTAATACAAACTTATGAGTATTATCTAAAGATGATTAGAGACGTGACGGGACTTAATGAAGCTAGAGATGGTACATTGCCAGACAAGCAATCATTAGTTGGTTTACAAAAACTTGCTGCCGCTAATTCAAATGTAGCAACTAGACACGTATTGCAAGCTAGTTTATATTTAACTCTTAGAACTTGTGAAAACATATCATTAAGAGTAGCTGATGCTTTAATGTTTCCAATGACTAAACAGTCTTTAATGTCTAGTATATCTAGATATAACGTAGGAACATTAGAAGAGTTGTCTAGATTAAACATGCATGACTTTGGTATATTCTTAGAACTAGAACCAGATGAAGAGCAAAAACAAATACTAGAACAAAATATTCAAATAGCTTTACAAGCTGGACAAATAGACCTTGAAGATGCTATTGACATTAGAGAAGTTGCTAATTTAAAGTTAGCTAATCAAATGTTAAAGAAACGTAGAAAAGACAAAGCAGCTAGAGATCAACAAGCACAGCAAGCTAATATGCAAGCTCAAGCACAATCTAATGGACAGCTAGCAGAACAAACAGCTATGGCAGAAGCTCAGAAACAACAAATACTAACTGAGCAAAAGATGCAACTTGAAAAAGCTAAATCTGATTTTGAAGTACAAAAGATGGAGAGAGAGGCGCAGATTAAACAACAGTTAATGGAACTAGAGTTTAATTATAATATGCAACTAACTCAAGCTCAAGGGCAAACTAGAAAGCAAGGAGAAGAATTTAAAGAAGATCGTAAAGACGAACGAACTAAAATACAAGCAACGCAACAATCTGAGTTGATAGATCAAAGAAAAAATGATTTATTACCGAAGAACTTTGAATCCGCAGGTAATGATACTATGGGCGGATTTGGCTTAGAGCAATTTGGCCCTAAGTAATTTTTAATAACTATTATATTATATTATGTCAGAAGAAGTAAAAGAGGAAGGTTCTTTTAAAATCAAAAAGAAACCAGGTAGACCTAAGAAACTTACCAAACAACAAGAAACTATAAAAGTAGATTTATCTAAAAAAGATCCTGTAGAAGAAGAAGTAACAAAAGTTGTTATTGACGAAACTAAGGAAGAGCCAGTAAAAGAAGTTGTTGAAGAAAAAACTGAAGAAGCTACTGAAGAAAAAGTAACACCAATACAAGAGGTTACTGAAGAAGAAAAAGTAGAAGAAAAGAAAGAGCCAGTTATGGAAACTGCTCCAGAGCCAGCTAAGCCAGAAATTAACTTACCAGAAAATGTAGAAAAGTTAGTTAAGTTCATGGAAGAAACAGGTGGCACAGTTGAAGACTACGTTAGATTAAATGCTGATTACAGCAATATAAACGATGACGCTTTAATTAGAGAATACTACAAACAGACTAAACCACACTTAGACATCGAAGAGGTTAACTTCTTATTAGAAGATAACTTTTCATTTGACGAAGATGTGGATGAAGAGCGAGATATAAAGAAAAAGAAACTTGCCTTCAAAGAAGAAATTGCTAAAGCCCGTAAATTTTTAGAGGACACTAAGAGTAAATACTACGACGAAATCAAGTTGAGACCCGGCGTAACTCAAGACCAACAAAAAGCTACTGACTTTTTCAATAGATACAACGAAGAACAGAAAATGGTTCAAAATCAACACGAGAGGTTTCAAAGTAACACTAAAAACTATTTTAACCAAGAATTCAAAGGTTTTGACTTCAATATTGGTGAAAAGAAATTTAGATATGGAGTTTCGGATACTGATGGTGTTGCTAACACCCAATCTGATCTAACTAATTTTGTTGGGAAGTTCCTGAACGAGAAAGGTGAAGTAAAAGATTATGCTGGTTACCACAAAGCCATTTATGCTGCTGAAAACGCTGATACAATAGCTAATCATTTCTATGAGCAAGGCAAAGCCGATGCTGTAAAAGATGTGATGGCTAAATCTAAAAATGTAAGTAACGAACCTAGAGTAACATCTACAGGTGATGTATTTATTAACGGATTAAGAGTAAAAGCAATTAGCGGTGTAGATAGTTCTAAGTTAAAAATAAAAACAAAACAAAAATAAAACTTAAAACTAAAATAAAATGGGATTAGATATAAGTAATGCTCCGGGATTACTTCCTCATCAGAAAAAACAAGCGTTGTCTACCAACTACTTGTCTTTTACTGACGGAACGCAAACTTTTGCTCAACAATACTTACCAGAATTGTATGAAGCAGAAGTAGAGAGATTTGGTAACAGAACGTTACAAGGTTTCTTAAGAATGGTTGGCGCTGAAATGCCAATGACATCGGATCAAGTAATTTGGTCTGAACAAAATAGATTACACGTATCTTATGATGGTTGTACTATTGCTACTAACACTACTATTACTGTGCCTTTAGAGGCTAATAAAAATTGTGCTATTAGAAAAGGACAAACTGTTGTAATTTCAGAAGGACTAGTAACTGTTAAAGGTAGAGTTTCTGATGTTAGCGCTATTCAGGCTGGGCCTGTAGCAACTGTTACAGTGGCTACTTATAAGGTTGCAAACATGGCGGGACTAGCTGGTGCTGCTGGTGCTGCTAAAGTGTTTGTTTATGGCTCTGAATTTGCAAAAGGTACTGAAGGAATGAACGGTACATTAAATGTAGCTACTTCTGGAGTTGCTGCTATTCAGCCAGATTTTAAACAATTTGACAACAAGCCTATTATCCTTAAAGACTTTTATGAAGTTTCTGGATCTGATACTGCTCAAATTGGCTGGGTTGAAGTTGCTACTGAAGATGGTACTTCTGGATACTTATGGTATCTAAAAGCTGAGTCTGAAACAAGATTACGTTTTGAAGACTATCTTGAAATGTCAATGGTTGAAGCTGAGAAAAAAGGTGGCGGTGGTGTTACTTTAGATGGCTCCGAAGGTTTATTTGCTGCTATTGAAGCAAGAGGGAACATTTATAACGACTTTGCTGGTGCTGCTGCTCCAGGATCTGGCGCTTTAGGTGATTTCGATGCTATTCTTAAGCAACTAGATAAGCAAGGTGCTATTGAAGAAAATATGTTATTTTTATCTAGAGCTACCGCTCTTGATTTTGATGATATGATTGCTGCTATGAATGGCGGTTATGCTTCAACTGGTGCTGCTTCTTACGGTTTATTCAACAACGAAGAAGATATGGCTCTTAATTTTGGATTTTCTGGTTTTAGAAGAGGTTCTTATGATTTCTACAAAACTGACTGGAAGTATCTAAATGATGCATCTACAAGAGGTTTAACTGGAGATATTGATGGTGTTATGATTCCTGCTGGAACATCTACTGTTTACGATCAAATGTTAGGTCAAAATATCAGACGTCCTTTCTTACATGTAAGATATAGAGCTTCTGAAGCTGATGATAGAAGAATGAAGTCTTGGGTTACTGGTTCAGTAGGCGGAGCTTACACTTCTGGATTAGATGCGATGCAAGTACATTTCTTATCTGAAAGATGTCTTTGTGTACAAGGTGCAAATAACTTCGTGTTATTTAAATCTACTATATAATTATTAACATTTAAAAGATAGAAATTATGGCAAAACATATAAAAGTAACTGGAGCTAATTCAAATCCAGTTTACATACCTTCTGAAAGTATAATGAAAATAGTAGCATCAAACTCTGCTGACACTTGTGTATTTACTTACATTGGTGGAGGTACTGTTACTGGAGCTATTACATTAGCTAACGCTACTGCTGCTAGAGCTTTAGAAGCTAGCCTTAATATTAGCTGGTTAAGCTGTATTAATGCTGGTCCTGACGCTTCTGGTGTAGTTGCTAATACAACTGTATTTACAGCTGTATCTTAAAACAATAATAAGATCCCGCTTCGGCGGGGTCTTTTTTTAATTATTATATTATATTATATTATATTATGGAAACAAAAGAAAAAAAAGCTCCAGCTAAAGCTGTAGCAAAAGAAATTAAAAAAGATACTTGGGAAATTAAAGATAGGTATTATCATTTAATGCACGACAAATCTCCTTTAACATTTAGAATTAATTCTAAACATTCTTCAAGAAAACCTTTAATGTACTTTGATGAAGCAAAAGGTTATAATAGAGAGCTTAGGTATGCAACTAATATGAGAAGTCCATTTGTTGATGAACAAACAGGATCTGCAACATTAGGACATATTGTTTTTGAAGATGGCGTATTAATGGTACCTAAATCTGATACTTCACTACAAAAGCTTTTATCATTATATCATCCAAACAGAAACAAATTATACTCTGAAAAAGATGACGTACAAGAAGCAACTGATGATTTAGATTATTTAGAATTAGAAATAGAAGCTTTAAATGCTGCTGCAACTATGGACGTTGATCAAGCTGAAGCAATATTAAGAGTTGAATCTGGTTCTAGCGTGTCTAAGATGAGTTCTAAAGAACTTAAAAGAGACTTAATGTTATTTGCTAGATCAAACCCTAGTTTGTTTATAGAATTAGCAAATGATGAAAATGTTACTCTTAGAAACTTTGGTATAAGAGCTACCGAAGCTAATATACTAGGTTTATCTCAAGATCAAAGAACATTTACTTGGGCAAGTAATGGTAGAAAATTAATGAACGTTCCTTTTGACGAAAACCCATATTCAGCTTTAGCTGCTTGGTTTAAAACTGATGAAGGTGTTGAAGTTTACAAATCTATCGAGAAAAAGTTCAAATAACAAGTGACTATAATTATGAGGGGTTACATAAGTAACCTCTCTTTTTAAAATATTAAAAATGGCAATAAGCGTAGATACTGTATATAAAACTGTATTACTTATTTTAAATAAAGAACAAAGGGGTTATATGACACCGGATGAATTTAATAAAATAGGTAGTCAAGTACAAAGAGAAATATTTGAGGCTTACTTTGAGGACTTAAATCAACAACTACGTATACCTCAGTCTGATATGGAATATTCAGATAGAGTTGCTGTTACAGATGAAAAAATTGCAGAATTTAAAACTGAAAATGACCAAACAGTAGCTGAAAAAACTATTGGTGGTACAAATCCTTTTACAACTCCTTCTGAGTTATATAGACTAGGTTCAATCACTTATGAACCAAATACAAGTACATACAAAGAAATACAAAGAGTAGGTAGAGCAGAAATATACAATATTAGAAAAGCTCCTTTAACTGCACCTACAACTAATTACCCAATATATTTATACGAAGACAATAAAGCTTTAGTTTATCCTAACACAATAGTTGATCCAGCTCATGTTAAAATGCAATATGTAAAGAAACCAACTGAAATAAAATGGGCTTTTACAACAGGTTCTTTAGGTCAATTAGTTTATGATGCGGCTAATGCTGTAGACTTTGAATTACACAACTCTGAAAGAACTGAAGTTGTTTTAAAAATGCTATTATACCAAGGCGTAGTAATAAGAGATCCGCAAATAGTACAAGTTGCTGCATCGAGAGTACAACAAGAAGAAATGAACGAAAAATCATAATAAATGGGACTTATAACAGAAACTAATGCTGAGTATTACACTGGAAATAATTACGGTAGCTACATATATATAAGTCTAGATGATATTATAAACAACTTTATAGTAGCATATATTGGAGCTGGTAAACTAATTCCATCAGCTAAAAGAACTGATATAATGTTTCATGCTAAAAGAGGTTTACAAGAATTTAGCTATGACACTTTAAAAGTTATTAAGTCTCAAGAGTTAACTATACCACCAAGCTTGTCATTAGCAATACCTCAAGACTATGTTAATTATATTAAATTATCTTGGATAGACAATGCAGGTGCTAAACATATTATATATCCAACTAGAGTTACTTCTAATCCAAATGAACTACCAATACAGGATAATACGGGTGAACCAACTCAAGATCAAGCGGGCGCTAACTTACTATCACAACAATCATTAACTGAAGAAGCTTGGAAAAACAGATCTTTAACTACAGACTTTCAACCAGATGATTATAGAGACTCTACTAATGAAGGTTTAATAGGTCAAAGATATGGATTACAACCTGAAGAAGCTCAAGTAAATGGTATGTTTACTATAAACGAAAGAACAGGTACATTTTCTTTTTCAAGTGATTTAGCAGGTAAATTAATAATACTAGAATATATATCTGATAATTTAGCTTATGATGCTGACATGAAACTACCTAAAATGGCAGAGCAAGCAATGTATATGCATATAGCTTATTCTATATTATCAGGTAGAGCAGGTATTCCAGAATATATAGTAAATAGATTCAAAAAAGATCGTTCTAGCGCTCTTAGAAATGCTAAAATACGTTTAAGTAATATAAAGATTGAAGAGATCTCTCAAGTGTTTAGAAACAAATCTAAATGGATTAAACATTAAGTATGCCAGAAATTAAAAATACTTTTCTAAAGTCTAAGATGAACAAAACCTTAGATTCTAGACTTATACCTAATGGTGAATATAGAGATGCTCAAAATGTTAGTATTAGTAGATCTGAAGGTGCAGACGTTGGCGCTTTAGAAAACATACTAGGTAATAGAAAGTTAACTAGTTTAAAAACGGATTTAGGTTACTTAGAAGATGCTAAAAACAATGCTAAATACTATGCTACAGATGGAGATGTTGTTTTAAATGGTTTAGATATTATTGGTTATTTTATGGACGTAACTAATGATAGAATATTTTTATTTTTAACAGATTACGCAGACTCATCTAATGATAGGTTAAGTAATTTTGCGCCTGAAGATATAACAACCACTTTCCAACCTTCTGGTAATCCACAACCAGCACCACAAACTACTTTTAACGCTAAAGGAGCCGCGTGCTACATAGTGCAATATAGTGTTTCTAACAATGTATATAGAGTGCTTCTTGGTGGTAATTTCCTTAACTTTTCTAAAACGCATCCAATAATAAATGTTAACATAAT